GAATCACCAACATACCGTGCCAGGGTGATGGACTGGTATCAAAACGACCTTTACACACGCCTTCACCCGAACGCTGCGATCGTCCTGATTATGACCAGGTGGCACAGCCTCGACTTGGCTGGCCAGTTGCTCGAACAGGCCAGTGAAGGTGGCGAACAGTGGGATGTGGTGAGCCTGCCTGCCATCGCTGAAGAAGATGACCTGATCGGTCGTCAGCCTGGTGAGGCGCTTTGGCCAGAACGATATTCCGTGGAAGACTTTGAGCGGATTAAAAAGACCGTCGGTTCTTATGCCTTTTCCGCTCTCTACCAACAGACACCAACGCCCCGCGATGGAGGCTTTTTCAAGCCTGAATGGTTCAAGATCGTTGATGCTGCTCCGATCCCACTTAACTCCAACTCATGCCGGGCATGGGACACAGCCGCAACGGTCGGTGGTGGTGATTATACCGCCGGTGTGTGGATGAGCAGAACCGGCGACACTTATCGAATCAAACACGTTTCTCGCGGCCAATGGTCACCGGCTACACGTCGAACAATCCAGCGACAGATTGCTGAGACCGACGGGCGCGAAACGATCGTCCACCTCGCACAGGATCCGGGCTCCGCTGGTGTGGATCAAGTCCAGCACGATACCCGTAATCTAATCGGTTATGGAGTCATCAGCAAACGGCCCACAGGTTCCAAGGAAGTGCGGGCAATGCCGATGGCGGCTGCGTTCGAATCTGGTTCCATCGAGCTGGAAAAGGGCGACTGGAACCGTGATTTCATTGACGAGCTGTGCTCCTTCCCGACCGGCAAACATGATGACCAGGTTGATGCTGCTGCTGATGCGTTCAACTATCTAAGCTCAATCCAGCCTTTCCGGTACGTCTCCTAAAAACTATGCCAACACTATTTGAAAACATCCGCAGCCGGTTCACAAAGTCAGTGCGTGAAGGCGTCACAGCCAACACGGCTGACATTGCCGCGACTTCATGGACTGTGGACATGATGACCGGCTTGTCGAACGACTACATGACCTTGGCACGCCCTTACAACCAAGTGTCTGTGGTTCAAGCTGCGATTCAGTCTATGAAACGCAACGCCACCAAGGCCATCATGCAGGTGGGCCGATGGGATGAGGATGGCGGGTTTACGCCGGTCTATCACCCTTTGCAATCACTTTGGCAACGGCCAAGCCCAGGCGAATCAGATGCGACAGTTCTGGAGCACCTATACGCAAGTTTGTGCGAATCCGGGAACGCATATGTTCAGGTGATTATCAACACGGCAGGCAATGCAGTGACCGAGCTGATGCCAATCCCAGTGCCTTGGGTACTCAGGCCGATCATGGGCGAAAGCGTTAATGAGGTCATCGAGTATCCAGTGATGGGCAGTGATTGGGGCCGATCGTACAACTATTCTGTTCCTGCTGAATTGATGATCGCATTTCGTAACGGGCGATCCATTTACGCTGCCAGTCGGGGTGTCTCAACGCTCGATTCTGTTGTGGCCGAAATGGCGCTGGTCAAGATCATTGGCCAGTACGAGACAACCGTTCTGAGCCGGTCTGGTGTGCCATCGCTGATCGTCAGCCTGAAAACACTGGGCAACCTTAGTGACGCGCAGTTGTCGCAGGTCCAAGCCGACCTGGCACGAGCCGTAAGTGGTAAAGCTGTGGGCCGGCCATTCGTCGGGACCAGCGAAATGGACATCAAGTCACCGGGCTTTTCGCCTAAAGATTTGTCTGTCAGCGAGATGGCCGACCTTGCGACCGCTCGAATCTGTGGTGTCCTTGGATGGGCGCCCATGTCACTCAAACAGCCTGACACTGGCAAGACATACAGCAACCTGGTCGAGGCCAATAAGGCGTCATGGCGCGATGCGGTGATTCCGTTCCTCGACTTGGTGGCCGGTGAGCTGACCAGGCTGGTTCAAACTTTGCCGATCGCCTGCAACGGTATGACTTCACAGCCTGATCAATCGTTGTGTGTGCGGTTCGACACATCGCAGATTGAAGAGCTGTCTGTGGACCGCAAGGCGCTGATGGACATCGCCACGGCAGGTGTTACTTCAGGAATATTTACCGTGGACGAAGCTCGTGCAACGCTGGGACTGGGTGCGATGGACGAGGGTTTAGAGGTTGAGGCACAGGAGCCTGAAGAACCTACAACGGATCCTGTTTTTGATCCTGAGATGGAGGCTGAATAAATGGCTGGATCATACAACCTAGAAATCGAAGCGGGCGCTTCATTCAACCGAACGCTCACTTGGACCTCCAACGGCACCGCCGTGAACCTCACTGGCAGCACTGCCAGAATGATGGCTCGCACGTCTTACAGCAACTCGAACACAATATTAAGTCTGACCACTCCATCGGCCTGTCTGTCAATCAGCAACGCAACTGGCGGAGTGATTGCACTGGCTTTGGATGCTGCCACGACTGCCAACCTGGTTGATGGTGTCTATGATCTCGAAATCGTGACCGGAAGTGTCGTCCAAAGACTGATTTCAGGGACTTTGACTGTATCACCGGAGGTGACGCGTGGCTGATACAGTTGTGATCACAGGCGTGAAGACTGATACAGTTGTGATCACAGGAGTAAAGACCGATACAGTTGTAATCAAAGGCGAAAAGACTGTTTCTGTGGTTACGATGGGAGTACAAGGCCCAGCCGGAATCAGTGGTTCATCCGTGCAAGCTACGACCACTACGCTGGGTGGAATAATTGTTGGTGATAATTTGACAATCACAAGTAATGGCGTGCTGTCGGCTCTTGGCCAATCTCAATTATCTCAGCTTTCCGATGTCCAGCTATCCAGCCTCACGCAAGGCGATCTACTCAGCTACAACCAATCAATCAGCAAGTGGGCCAATCTCAAGCAGTCAGTTGTCACTGACGGAGGAAATTTCTGATGGCAAATCCAATCCGCATCAAACGCAGAACATCCGGTGCAACTGGTGCGCCATCAGGCTTGCTCAACGCCGAGCTTGCGATGAACGAAGTTGATAATACCCTTTACTACGGCTTTGGCGACACGGCAGGATCAGCCTCGTCGATATTGGCTATTGCTGGGCCTGGGGCATTTTTAACCCTTAGCTCCACGCAAACGGTCACTGGTGACAAGACGTTCTCAGGCAATTTGATTGCCGTGACGCAGACTGGATCGGACAACTCGACCAAAGTTGCAACCACAGCGTTTGTGACCAGCAAACTCAGCAACCTGACCAACGTAGTCAACACATTTAACACTCGTACAGGCAATGTGACGCTCACGTCATCGGATGTGACAACAGCACTGACCTATACGCCACTTACGAACACAAATCCATCGGTGACAGGCACGCTGGCTGTTTCTGGCGATACGACGATCACGGGCAACCTGACGGTCAACGGCACAACGGTTACGATCAATTCCACGACCATGAACGTGGACGATAAAAATATCGAACTGGGTGCAGTTGCAACGCCTACGGACACAACAGCGGATGGTGGTGGTATCACCCTTAAAGGTGCAACGGATAAAACGATCAACTGGTTCTCGGCTACGGGTGCTTGGACGATCTCTGAGCATGTCTCGATTGCAACAGGTAAAGAATACCGCATTAATGGTGTTTCGGTGCTGACATCCAGCACGCTGGGCAGTGGTATCACGGGATCGAGCCTGACTTCGGTCGGCACAATTGCAACTGGTACTTGGCAAGGAACAGCGGTTGGCGTGGCTTATGGTGGCACTGGTGCTACAACGGCATCGGCGGCTCGTACAAATCTAGGCTTGGTGATTGGAACGGATATCCTAGGCACATCAACGACAATTGATGGGGGTACGTTCTGATGGCTCAAACCATCCAGCTAAAGCGATCCTCAACATCAGGTGCAACACCATCTGCTGGCAGTTTGTCGGCGGGTGAATTGGCTGTAAATACCGCTGATGGTAAGGTTTACACAAGGAAAGATAGCGGGACTGTTGTAGGCTTGACTGACGGATTGCTCACAAGCACCACATCTTATTCCAATTTGTCTTTTACGGGAACATCCACCTCCAGTCCATTTAACCTTAAAGTCCAGAATGCAAACGGATCAAAGTTAATTTCGATGCAGTCGGTAACCGCTGGTACATCAGATATCTTTTTCACGACATCAAATACTCGCGCTAACGGGCAGACAGACACGTATTACCCGTTTATTCGGCTGTATACCGATCCTGTTTATCCAGACATCAATGAAGGCAAGTTGCTTCTTCAATACAATTACACAGCAAACGCAAGCACTGGGCCTTATTACAACACCTCAATTCAGATCAGCAAAACAAAGGCTGAATTCTTCGCCCAAACTTACACGTTCACCGATTATAGCTTGTTGACAAGGGTTTATGCCGACACTCGTTACGCAGCAATTGGAAGTAGCAGCGGTGGAATCTTTGATGGCGGGTCGGCATCTACCAGCGACAACACGTTTGACGGAGGCACTGCAACAGGATGAGCAAGATACAACTCAGGCGCGACACTGCTTCTGCTTGGACATCTGCCAACCCTACGCTTTCGTCGGGCGAACTGGGCTACGAGACTGATACGGGTAAATTCAAGATCGGAAATGCCGCAGGAACAGCTTGGACATCGCTCGCTTACGCAGCAGTCACAGCTTACGGCGATCTGTCAGGCGCACCAGCAGCATACAGCTTGCCTACAGCGACCACATCGGTTTTGGGTGGAGTCAAGGTTGATGGCACGTCCATCACAATCTCAAGCGGGGTGATCAGTTCAAGCTATTCTTACACTCTTCCAGCAGCATCAGTGTCCACTCTAGGCGGGGTTCGGCTCGGAACGGGTGTTGGTCTGGATGCAAACGGATTCCTGATCTCTGATGTTAAGCTCACCACAAACACTTTCACAGGCACGCAAAACCTCGGTGGCAACCTGATCACTCAGCCAAAGTTACAGGCATACAGAGAAACTAGCACAGCACCCACAATTTCGAGTGGAACTCTTACTTTGGATCTATCTGGTAGCAACTTCTTTGCAGTGAGCTTAAACGCAGCAATTACAACCCTGACTATCAGCAACACCCCAGCAAGCTCCGCAGCAAGTTTTACGCTGGAGTTTACAGCAGACGGGACAGCAAGGGCAGTGACTTGGGGAGCGGCCATCAAATGGTCTGGCGGGACTGCACCAACTCTGACCAGCACTAGCGGCAAGAAGGATGTGTTTGCATTTTATAGCAACGATGGCGGCACGACTTGGCA